TGGTGTTGGGGCTGGTGCTGGGCAAGGTGGAGCAGCTGGATTCTATCAGCTTGTTAACTATCTTGGCACTGTTACGGTTGCAGACCAACACACGGCTACGGCAACGACTGGGGACGTAAGGGGTACTTATACACCTTCTACGAATGCAGACGGAGTCAAGAAGCTGACAATCAACTTCTATGCTCCAAGCGCGGATGCTCGTAAGTACAATGATTCGTCTAATTCGGCTGGTGTGATTCTGAACAGCAGTCCGTTCTCATCGACAGCAGCAAGTGCTGTTGTTAATGTTCTTGCGCCTAATCACCAGCTTACAGGCGGTGAATTGGTAACAATCAGCGGAGCGACATCTACTGACGCAACTCTTCTGGCTGCAAACTTGAACCTGAGTAACGTACCTGTAACGATTGTTGATCAAAACAACTTCACCTTTACGGCGACTGCAACGGCAACGACTACTGCAACCTACCCGGCGGGTATTGGTGGAGCGGTGGTTGTTCTTTCGCCTTCTAAGGGCAATTTGTATCAACTACCAGTTGGACGTTTCGGCGTTCAACAGTTCTAATAAATAGGAGTTCGTAATGGCAAGATCGATGATTATAACGTTTCCAAAAGCAAGTGCCACAGCATTATATGCTTTAAGTGTCGCTGGCGGAGGAGCAGGACTCATCCCTCTTGCCATTCCCTACCCCGTGGTATTTCCTAATATATCCCGACCAATAACATTAACATCGACCGATAACCTGGCAGGCGTGAACTTCACGATTGTCGGCACTGACCTTAATGGTCTAGCAACGACAGAAGTCCTTGCGGGGCCTAACAATGCGACTGTCCACAGTGTTAATGCCTACAATACGATTATAAGCATTACAGCGAATGGCGCTTATACGAACTTCAGCGCGGGCACCTATACGACTGGATTTATACAATGGGTACCGATGAATTATCAAATCGCTACTGTATCGATTACGATTCAGGCGGTTGTGACCAACACCATCAACTACTCTCTCTATGACACTCTCGATTCCATGGGTTACTACGTGACGCGGGCGTTGAATGACAACTATGTGCCTTTAACCAATCCAACACAGAACGCGATTGTAGCAGCCCTGACGGGTGCCACAACCACGCAGTTCTATAACTACACAACCCCAGTTGTTGCCATTGGCGGCATCATCAATAGCTCTTCAGGTAATGGAGCCCTTACATTAACCATTCTACAAGCCGGAGTATAATATGACCCGTGAACCAGAGAAGTGGATAAAGCAAGCAATAAGCCATAAAGGCGCACTCAGAAAGACCCTTGGTACAAAAAAGGGTGAGAATATCTCTGAGGCAAAGCTTGAGAGGGCTGAAAAGTCAAAAAATCCGACAACCCGTAAGCGGGCGCAATTAGCTGAGACATTGAAGCATATGCACAAGAAATAGGGTGATTCGTGGCCGTATTAAGTTATACATATAACTTTTATAACAATACCCTGATAGATAGCTACATCACAAAAGCTTTCCAGAGATGTGGGATTTTGGGGCCTGACATCACTGGTCTTATGGCTGATTCGGCCGTATTTGATCTCAATTTGATGTTTTCGGAATGGGCTAACAAGGGTTTGAACCTCTTCACGGTTGAGAAGAAGATGTTCAACCTCAACCAAGGTCAATCCTCCTACATTTTGGATCAATACACGGTTGAAACCACAGAAGTGACCGCTGGGCTTAATCTACAGCTTTTGGGTGGTGTTGCTGCATCTTCAGCGGGTGGTAACGCTGCTGGTCCCTTTTCTGGCAATCCTTTAACTCCTTGTACGCAGGTGGCACCCAATGGAAATATTTCATACACCTATCCTCCTGGTTCAACTCCTTGTGTTTATTATGTTGGCATACAGTCTTTCACCAACACCACTTACTCTATCGTCATTGAATATACTATAGACGGCGTTTTGTGGAATTTGGCTCTTGAGATTCCGAAACAGCTTTATCCTGCTAATAATCTTTTGTGGTTTGTCCTCCCTGCTCAATTGAATGTCTCAGGCATAAGAATCAGAGAAACAGGGGGAGCGACTCTTAATATCGCAATTATAAACATCTCTCAGCCGACCTATAGCCGTATCCTATCGCCTATCTCACGCGCGGAATATACATCGTATCCCAACAAGACCAATCAGGCTGTACCCTCAAGTTTCTATCTAGATAGGCAAGAAACTCCCATTATGGTTTTATGGCCAACACCTGACCCTACGTATCAGACGATAGTCTATAACGCCTCTCAGCAGATTATGGACGTTAATGCGTTGGCACAGAATCCCAACATCCCGCAGCGCTTCATGGAAGCAGCTATTGCAGGATTATCGGCACGAATGGCGCTAATATTCGCGGCTGACAAGTTCCCATTGCTTGATTCTCTCTCCCAGAGAGCATTCGATTTGGCAGCACGGGAAGATGTTGAGAATGTCCCGATGCGCATTACACCTAATATATTTTATACTTAAGGAGGCAAAATGTTTCCAAAAGGTAAATTTGTACGAATAAACCCTGAAAACCCGGATGCAGTCGCCCGATGTGACCGCTCCGGTCAATTATGTAATCACGCTGATTTAGTCAAGCAAATGGATTATCGCGGTAATGGATTATTGTGGACGGGCTTGTGGGTTAACAAATGTTTTGCGGATGTTCCTAATCCTCAGAGCTTAAACCCTGTTTTAAAGCCCGACCCCGTTCCTGTAGATCATCCACGTCCTTGGGAAACAGCGCAGGATTATTGGTCAAATCAATACGGAAATTGGGACGTCCAGGCACAGCCTATATGGGCTGCTTGGGGTGATTGGAGAAACGTGATTTAATGGCGAGTCTATCAAACTATTCACCCGCATCAACCTACCCTAATATTCTTCAATTGAATACCAATGGGTTGGGATTGCAGACATTTCCACAGAATGTACAAGACGGATTGGGAAACAATACCGTCATGTCTCTCTGGACGACAGGCGTTAACTTTAGTCGCGCAGGGGGCGCTCAATTCCAACTCGATGGCGTGCCTTTAACAGCCAATGCGGCAGCTCTTAATAATATCGCGACATTTGCGAATTCGAGCTATTTGCTGACAAACTTAGATCCACAATTGCCAAACGCGAACATCTTGTTAGCCGCACCGGGAATTACTTTAGTGCCTGGGGTTCAGACTAATACCATAACGCCAGCTTTAGAGCTTGCCGGGATACAAGCTCTTCTAGCCTTAAATCATACGGGATTTGTATCTAGAACAGCGGGAAGCACTTATTCGCCAAGATTGCTCACGACTGATGGAACTCTGACGATAACAAACCCTGCGGGAATTGTTGGAGATCCTTTTTTCCAGGTAACACCTGATTCTGTCGTTGAAAGGGTCACTGTACAAAGAAGTGGAATCTTTCAATCAACAAGATCCATTCTCAACTTCATCCCAGGAAATCTCGGAACAGGCATTACCATTTTCGATAACCCCGGAAATAACAGCGCAGACATCATCATTACCTCAGCTGGTGGTGGTGGCGGAGGCGGAGTAGCTACTGTTATAGGAACCGCAAACCAAGTCACTGCTGTTACCGATGCCTTCTTTAATGTCACTGTTGGTTTGCCTAATAGCGTTATCGTCAACACATCCTTAATCGCTGGCAACATGGAGCTTGTCGGAAATACTCTTTCTTCGGTGAATGCCAATGGCCCTATCATCCTAGAGCCTTCTGGCTCGGGTGCTATCGAGCTTATGAATGCTACTTTATTCCAGCCCGTTCCACTTCGTTGGTATAACGCCGGTGGCACGTTCTATTCGGCATTCCAGGCATCCAATGCGCTTGCAGGTAATACTACGTGGACCCTTCCCCTTGGTGATTCTGTGGGTACGCAAGTCCTCGTCTCTAATGGTGCTGGTCAGCTTTCCTGGGCAACCAATGGAACTATTACCTCAGTTTTGGGAACAGCAAACCAAATTACGGTTAACACTGTTGGAACGACCGCAACAGTCTCGTTGCCGAACAGTGTGATTATCACAACATCCGTTAGGGCCGGTAATCTTGAGATTATTGGAAATACGCTTGAGGCAACGAATGCTAATGGGAATGTAATTCTGAGTCCTCAAGGAACAGGATCAGTTCAGCTCATCAATGGGACATCTGCAAATCCGGTTCCGCTTCAGTGGTACAATGCGGCTGGAACTTTCTTTTCAGCCTTTATGGCATCGAATGCCTTGGCGGCGAGCACGACTTGGACATTACCAACGGCTGATTCAGTAGGGACTCAGGCGCTTGTCTCTAACGGTGCTGGACAGCTTTCATGGGTCACGGGTGGCGGCGGTATCACATCAGTTGTTGGGACAGTAAATCAGATTACGGTTAATACTATAGGAACGGTAGCCACGGTATCTTTACCTAATAGTGTCATTATCCCGACCTCCGTTAAGGCCGGTAATCTTGAGATGATTGGTAATACCCTTGAGGCAACCAACGTCAATGGAACCATTATATTACAACCTCAAGGCACAAGCCCCATTCAGATTCTTAATGGAACAGGGACTCAACCTGTTGCTATGCAATGGTATAATGCTGCGGGTTCGTTCTTTTCAGCCTTTGTGGCATCGAATGCCTTGGCGGCGAGCACGACTTGGACGCTCCCAATAGCAGATTCAGTAGGCACACAAGCGCTCGTTTCCAACGGTGCTGGTGTTCTTTCCTGGGCGACTACGGGTGGGATTCCATGGACATCTGTAACAGTCGGCGCACAAGCTCTATCCCCTAATAATGGCTATGTAACGAATCACGTCGCTGGCGTTACGTATACCTTACCAGCTACGGCAAACCTTGGAGACCAGATTCAGATTGTCGCCTTCACTGGTATCGCAACAATTGATCAGAATGCGAACCAAAATATATTTATTGGTGCAGGCGCAACAACTACGGGTGTGGCGGGTTCATTGACGGCAAATACCCAGAATGATGGCCTAACATTGATTTGCATATTTCCAGGTGCCAATACGATTTGGCGAGCGACGAACATTGAGGGATTCTGGATATTGGCATGATGATTGGATTTAATAGATGACAGCTTATAACCAACTTGGTGTAATAGCAGGTCCAGCAGGTACGATACCTATTTCTGGCGGTGCAAGCGCTCCATGGGGCTTTACCACAGCTACCTATCCCTCAACAACAGTTGCTAACCAGCTTCTCTATTCAACGGGAACGAATACCATCGGCGGACTTGCCACAGGTAACAATGGCGTTCTCATCACCTCAGCCGGTGGTGTTCCTTCAGTAAGCTCTACGCTGCCCACAGCGGTACAAACCAACATCACCGAACTTGGGACGGTGACTGTTGGTACCTGGAATGGTGGAATCATAGGGCCAACCTATGGTGGCACAGGTATCAATAACGGAGCCTCTACCATCACTATTGGTGGAAACTTCACGATGTCTGGGGCTTTCAGCTTCATAGGAACATTAACAGCAGCCACATCGGTGACTTTCCCAACGTCAGGAACTTTGGCGACAACGGCTTTGATTCCAACTTTGCCTCTCACAATGGCAAATGGTGGCACAGGCGCAAACTTAACGCCTTCCAATGGTGGTATTTTCTATTCGAATGCTTCAACAGGTGCGATTTTGGCAGGAACCGCAACGGCTGACCAAGTCCTTTTGAGTGGCCTATCAGCGGCTCCGATTTGGTCAACGGCCACATATCCTGCTACCACTACGATTAATCAGATTCTTTATAGCTCGGCAACGAACGCAATCACTGGTTTGGCCACTAACAATAACTCAATTCTCATAACATCCGCTGGTGGTGTTCCTTCTTTAAGCACAACTCTGCCATCTGCGGTGACAGGCAACATAACCACACTGGGAACTATCACTTCCGGCGTATGGAATGGCTCAGTCATTGGACTTGCCTATGGTGGCACAAACGCTAACCTAGTGGCATCGAATGGTGGCATATTTTATTCGACAGGTTCAGCGGGTGCTATCCTCTCAGGAACGGCAACGGCTAGCCAAGTCTTATTGTCGGGTTTATCGAGTGCCCCATCTTGGTCAACGGCTACATATCCGTCTACTACGTCTCTTAATACTATTCTTTATTCATCTTCTGCTAATGTCATAGGGCAAATAGCAGCTGCTGCTAATGGTGTCCTTGTTACAAACAACTCAAATGTTCCTTCAATACAGACATTGACAGCTGGTCAGATTCTTATAGGAACCACGGGTGCTGCTCCGACGGCGACAACACTCACAGCTGGATCAAATATAACCATTACAAGCGTTTCCGGTTCCATCACCATCAACTCGACGGGTGGTGGCTCTAGTACGACTTGGACTATCCAATCGGCTGCAACCGTAACAATGGCCGCATCCCATGGTTATTTCATGCAACGTGGCTCCGCAATCACAGCGACATTGCCCGCAACGGCAACCATTGGAGACACTATCCAGATCATAACATCTAGAACCAATATCGGGGTGACAACAATAGCTCAGAATTCCGGGGATGAAATTTTTATTTTTAGCGGTTTAACGACAACGGGAGTCGGCGGTTCGCTCGTAAACGTTCTCAATGGAGCAGGCATTACTCTTGTTTCATCTACAACTGGAAGCTCCGGAAATACTTGGTTTGCAACTAACATAATTGGCGACTGGACATATGTATAAAGGAAGCGGGATACTCTAGATGGCAACTCAAAATCAAATAGGTTTATCGACTTGGACACAATATACCGTTGTCATGGGAAATGGCATTGGATCTCCATTAATATTTTCTGGTTGTACATATCCAAATACGACAACTATTAACCAACTTCTTTATAGTTCTGCATCCAATGCAATTACAGGTCTTGCGACAGCAAACAATGGAGTCCTCATTACATCTGCCGGTGGTGTTCCTAGCATCAGCTCAACTTTACCAACAGCTGTAACCGGAAATATAACAACATTAGGCACTATAACATCAGGTACATGGAATGGCTCAGTCATTGGACTTGCCTATGGTGGCACAAACGCTAACCTAGTGGCCTCGAATGGCGGTATCTTTTACTCAACGGCTTCTGCGGGCGCTATCTTATCTGGAACCGCAACAGCCAACCAGATACTCTTGTCGGGTTCCTCGACGGCTCCTGCTTGGTCAACTGTGACTCATCCGGCGACGACTACTATCAATCAAATATTGTATTCATCTGCTGCCAACGTTCTTTCTGGTTTAGCGACAGCCAATAACGGGGTGCTTATTACAAGTGCTGGTGGCGTTCCTTCCATATCTTCAACGATTCCATCGGCGACTCAGTTGAATATTACCCAATTGGGAACGGTAACTTCTGGCACATGGAACGCGGGTGTTATTGGTGGCACCTATGGTGGCACGGGTGTCAACAACGGTGCATCGACGATAACCATCGGTGGTAATTTCGCGATGTCGGGTTCTTTTGCTTTCACAGGGATATTAACAGGAACGACAAGTGTCACCTTCCCAACATCAGGGACTTTGGCGACAACGGCTTCAATTCCCGCATTACCAGTTTCATTAGCGAACGGTGGAACGAATGCGAACCTAGTGGCCTCTAATGGCGGAATCTTTTACTCTACAGCTTCAGCCGGAGCTATCCTTGCGGGTACTGCGACGGCGAACCAAATGCTCTTATCAGGCGCTTCTATGACTCCTGCTTGGTCAACGGCTACGTACCCAGCGACGACGACTATCAACCAGATTCTTTATTCCTCGGCCAACAACGTCATTGCAGGGCTTGCGACAGCGAACAGTGGAACCTTAGTGACATCTGGCGCTGGTGTCCCGTCTATCCAAGCCTTAACAGCTGGTCAGATTTTGATTGGAACTACGGCATCAGCTCCGGCAGCTGCCACACTTACACAAGGTACAGGTATCACAATTACCAGCGCGACTGGCGCCATTACGATTGCGGCATCCTCTAATGGTGGATTTATCTGGAACAACCAAGCATCGTCGTCTGTGACAATGGCTGCTGGCAATGGTTATATCATTAACAACGGTGCGTCTCTTGTGACGTTGACAGTGGCCAGCGCACCTACAATTGGGGATACCTACAAGATTGTTGGATTCTCGTCGGGTGGTTGGAAGATAGCTCAGAATGCCTCGCAGCAGATAATATGTGACGGCTCTGCAACGACAGCGGGTGTTGGTGGATATGTACAGTTTAACCAGCAATATGACTGCATAACGATCACTTATTGCGCTTCAAACATCTTTGTTGTGAATGGTGTTGTTGGTGGACCAACGGTTAACTAGGGAATAGAATGGCAACTATTATTACCGAACTTGGAAATTTGCTCCCGCTCACTTTGGTGAATGGCGGGACGAACAATATTGGCTTAACAGCCACCATTGGCGGTATTCTCTATTCTAACGCATCCCAAGCGGTTGTCAGTGCAGGAACAGCAACTGCAAATCAAGCCTTGGTTTCGGGATCATCGACAACTCCAGCATGGACTACCGATACCTATCCGGCCTCCACAACGCTTGGCCAACTTATGTATTCCTCATCGGCAAATGTCATAAGCGCCTTAACTGTTGCCAATGGCGGTGTTCTTGTGACTTCATCTAGTGGTGTTCCCTCTGAAGTTGCTCTGGGACTCAGTCAAAATATCATTGGTAGGGCAAGCGCTACTCCGGGGATTGCAACGACTCCCGGCATCAATCGTCTCCTGAATGGTGACTTCCAAATCTGTCAACGCGGCGCTGGTGGCTCTGCCTCCTTTGCCATGTCAGGCATATACATGCAAGGCCCCGATAGGTGGCAAGTCATCGGAGGAGGTTCCGGTGCCTGTACGATGACGCAGACTGCGGGTGCAACCAGCGGTTCCTATCTTTTGCAATGTCAAAGAGCGAACGGAAATGCCTCAACGCAAACCATCCTCATTGGTCAAACTCTGACGAGAGATATGGCAATTGGCGCCGCAGGAAAAGTTCTTACTATAAGTTTTAAAGCTCTTATTGGGGCTAACTTTTCAGGTGTCAGCAATGCTTTATCCTGTTATGTCGTGACAGGAACAGGCAACACAGATGTCTCTTATCTCACGACTGGATTCACGGCTCCCGTGAACGTTGTTAACAACGTATATACCGTTTTGAACTCAACTCTGACTAACTATGCTCTCCAATCAACCACATTGGCATCAAACGTCTCTCAGATTGCTATATTATTCCAATATACACCCACTGGGACAGCGGGTGCGGCGGATTATTTCCAAATCACAGATATTCAGTTAGAGGTCAGTCCAAATCAAACATCATACCAACGGCGGAGCTTTGAGTCTGAATTGAAGGAATGCCAGCGTTTCTATTATAAGACTTTTGCCTATGGAACGGCACCTGCTCAGAACTTGGGTGTCGGAACATCGGAGGCTACATGGCTCCAATCAACGGGAGCCTCATTGAGCAACTTTTCGCAATCTCTCATTTGGCCAGTTCCGATGATAGCAGCGCCCACAGTGACATTGTATAGCCCAGCAGCAGCCACAGCTCAGGCTTACAATGAAACTCAGGGCACGGCCTGTACATCGACGACAGCTTATAGATTAACAGCCAACAATACAGTGATACAAGCAACGCAAGCGGCATTAACGAACTTTGGTCAGCTCTGGGGCGTTCACATGACTGCTGATGCAGAACTAGTATAGAGGGAAGATATGGCAACAACAATTACATCTCTTGGAAACAAAATGCCATTGGCCCTTACTTTGGGTGGCTTGGGGGCAGCTATTACGGCCTCTAATGGCGGAATCTTTTACTCTACTGCGTCTGTTGGGGCACTCTTGGCAGGAACAGCAACAGCAAACCAAATATTACAATCAGGTGCCTCTGCGGCTCCTACATGGTCTACAGCTACCTATCCCGCGACAACTACAATAAATCAGTTACTTTATAGCTCTGCGGCCAACGTCATTGGTGGCCTTGCGACAGCGAACAGCGGAACGCTTGTTACATCATCAACGGGCGTCCCCTCAATATTAGCTTTAGGCGCTCAACAGAGTCTTGTAGGTATCGCAAGCGGAACTCCGGCAGTAGCCTATATTCCTGGACTTAATCGCGTTCTGAATGGTGACTTTCAAGTGTGGCAACGCGGTGCAGGTGGCTCTGCCTCCTTTGCGGTATCGGCCTCAACAACGGTTTATACAGCTGACCGGTGGCAGGTTTCTGTGGGGGCTTCGACAGCAACGACTGTTGCTCAAACAGCGGGAGCTACATCAGGCTCCTATCTCTGTAAGGTCCAAAGGAACTCAGGCCAAACGGGTACGGCTGTCATGTATTTGTGTACTTCTTTGACACGTGATATGTGTGTTGGTGCCGCTGGAAACGTGGTCACTTTGAGCTTTCAGGCAGCTGCGGGTATAAATTTTTCACCAACAAGCGGAAATATTACTGTCACTGTTTATTCAGGTACGGGCTCAACGGATATATCAGGCAGGAATGGCGCCTTCACAGGAACAGCATCTCCTATATCCTCTACACAGGCTATAACAACAACTTTAACTTCATATTCCTTTACGTCATCAACTTTAGGATCAACAGTAACACAGTTAGCTGTTCAGTTCTCCTGGACGCCTGTTGGCACCGCAGGAACTTCGGATTGGGTTGAATTCACGAACGTTCAGTTAGAGGTAAGCGCTAACCAGACACCTTTCCAGCAAAGAACATTTGTCAATGAGCTGCTAGAGTGCCAGCGGTTTTATTATAAAACATTCCTCTATGGAACGGCTCCTGTACAGAATGCGGGCGTTGGAACAGGTGAAATTGCGGGTTATGTATCGATTGCGGCTGCCACAACAAACTTCATGCCAAACATTCGATTCCCTATTCAGATGTTAGCGGCACCGACTATTACAACCTATTCACCGGCGGCGGCAACTGCACAGATATACAACGAATCGGCTTCGGCTGCGTTTACGGCCACAACAGTGTTTCACTCAACTGCAACTGACCAGGTTGTTTATGGAACGGGTTCAGCAGGTGGAACGGTTGGTCAAGCTATTGGATTACATATTACAGCAGACGTCGACGTAACTTAAGGAGGTAAAAATGGATTATGTTTATTACACATTAAAGATGGCGAATGGGGCTGCTACAAGCACCATGATTTATCGTTTGCCAGATGGCGCATTCATTCCTCTAGATCCTGCCAATGGTCATTATAGAGAACATCTAGAGTGGATTAAGGCTGGAAATGTGGCTCATGAGTTCTCTTCACCAGATGATGCGCGGGCTCATCATAGCGCTGGAGCATAAAATATGTCTTTTACGATGACATACAACAATCTGGTCACAACGGTCATGAATTATCTTGAGCGTGAAGATGAGATTGTTGTGCAGTCCATGGATGCTTGGATCAAGTTTGCCCATGAGCGTATTGCCCGTGATGCGAATACCCTTCTTTTTGAACAGTACATAAGTGGCGCTCCAAATAATTTTGTCATCGGCCAATCTGTCTATCAGAAACCCGCTCGTTGGCAGAATACCATCACATTCAACATCGGCTTAGGGCCGACAAACAATGTGGTGACACCTATCCTGTTGAGGTCGTATGAGTTCTGCCGTCAATACTGGCCAGATGATTCACAGGTAGCGACCCCAAAGTTCTATTGTGATTATGGCTACAACAACTGGTTGGTGGCACCTACACCTGATGCGGCTTATCCCTTTGAGGTAGCTTATTTAGAGACTCCACAGGTCATTGATGTGGCCTTCCAGAACAACTATTTGACGGAATTCATGCCGGAAATTCTTCTCAAGGCGGTTCTTTTAGAGGCCATGTTGACCTTGAAGAACGATGAGAGATTACCGGTTATCCAACAAGATTATGTGGCTATGATTTCTTCCTGGAACAGCAAGGATGACAGAGCTAAAACCGACCGTTACACCACTAGAAAGGCTGATTAACTATGGCATATACAAATATATTTGGTGGCTCGCCCGTCCAACCCTCTAATGTGGCCTTCAGAACGATTACGATGGCCGCAAACGTTTCTCTGGAATGGCCAACATCATTTATTGATACAACCAACGTTGTGGCCCGTATCATGAATGTGAACGCAACCAACATCAACCTCAATTTGATCATGCCAGCGGCCTCTAATACAGTTTCACCTGGTGAAGACTTTCTTGTCCTCAACACAGGTGTTAACAACTTTAGCGTGACTGATAATACTGGGTTGGTTTTACAAGTCTGCACACCAGGAATTGCCTATTATTTCTGGTTGAATACAACGGCAACGATTGGGGGCACATGGAACGTCATCACCTTTGGCGCCGGTAACAACATCGTTAACCTCATTGGTTTAGTTGGAAACGGCCTCAATATCGTTAACAACTTGTTGGTCTCTAACTTCCCAAGCCGAAATGTACCAGCAACGTCAGCCGCTACTGCGAACGATAGGGCTTTCCTTCTTGTCTGGACTGGCGGCGTAGGCACTATTACGCTCCCACCTATAGCTGCGGCTGGTGTTGGTGTAGGCTTCTATTTGGCTGTTAATAACGAAGGTGGTGGAATCGTCACAGTTGCCACACCGGATGGGTCAACTATCGATGGCGTAGCCACTTGGCCAATGATTCGAGGAACCTCATCATACTTCATTGCGGACCAAAATGGCTGGAACACTCTTGGATTTGGTCAAAGGAGCTTATCAGCAGTAACGGCGTTGCTTCCTCCTTTCGATATTCAGATAGCCCAAGTTGCGGGTATTGTTACCTTAACCGCAGCTCAAGCATCCTTTAATATTCTTCAATTCATAGCGGCTGGTGGATTGAATCAGAACACGACCATCGTTTTCCCGGCACAACCAGGAATCTGGGAAGTTTTCAACAACATGATATCCCCAGGAGGATTTACGGTTACAGCTCAACCTCTAGGGGGAATAGGTGTTGTTGTCCCAATCGGTGGAAGTTATATCATTTACTCTGATGGCGTACAAATGTACATCGTTGGTGCCAACAATGGATTGCCTATACCGGTTGCTGGTGGTGGAACAGGCGTTGCAGCCTTCACACCATACGCGGTCATTACAGGTGGAACGGTGGCAGCAGGCCCATTACAGAACGTAGCCGGTGTCGGAACCGTTGGTCAAGTTCTCATCTCTGCTGGTGCAGGTGCTCTGCCCAACTGGGGAAACGTTGGCGCTAACGACCCAGCCTTGACACCTTTTCAATTGCTTGCTGGCCCCCCTGTATTGAATGGCCCTATTACACCCATTGGTAACTCTGGTAACGTTGGTGAGATATTAATCTCTGGCGGTGCCGCTGCTTATCCTTCCTGGATTACCTATGGAACCAGGCCAGGTCGCAACCGAATTCTCAATGGTGACTTCCAGATCTGGCAACGATCAGGCCCTGCAAACATCAACATTTTAACACAAGGTGCTGGTGTCTGGATCTATGCGGCAGACAGGTGGCAATGTTCAGGTGGACTTAACCAAATAGCGATTCTTGAGACTGCTGGAGCTATTGGCCATAACTGGGTTCTTAAGGCACAAAGAATTGCTCTTTCAGCTGACGTGACACCAGTTCAAGTTGGGACATCATTGACCCAATCCATGTCAAATGCGTCTGCTGGAAACATTATTACCATAAGCTTTCTGGCGACATGTGGAGCGACTTATTCATCAGCTGGAGACGTCTTGAACGTGCAAGTTGTTACAGGTACCGGTCTTGTTGACGTTTCGTTCCTCTCCACAGGATTCGTAGGCCAAGCAACGGTCATCAATCAAAACGTTGTCTTGAACCCTCTCAATCCAAACTCCTTAACTAACTTCACTTTCAGTAGTGCGGCTATATCAGGGTTCACAACCATGTTGGGCGTTGTGTTCTCATACACTCCTACGGGTGTTGCGGGGAT